TTGACGATGACGGTGATTGGGTTTCTAATATCCCCACGACAACTACAACTATTCTCAGTGACCCCATTGGTTCCGTTAACCAACAAACAACCGTTACTGAGAATGTTTCTTCTCTTACGCAAGGTACGACACCCAAGGTCCTTACGGAGGAGACACATAGCCCCCCAACCACGGAACCGGCGATAACCATGAACCTCCCGTTGGGGGACTATGACCTTTTTGATGCCGAGTGGGACGGTTACCCATTCGAAGCAACAGTTAGACTATTAGAAGACAGATACCCACCAAATACACCCGGCAAATATTATTTCCGGTTGTCGTATGCCGTTGAGTTTCTTCGGGAAGGTGGGATGGTCAGGGGGTTAGATAACTTGTGGAATTCAAATGAATAGCCGCAAACCGAAGTTTGTGCACGTGCAACTGGTGGATATCAGTTGGCTTAAAGGCGCTACATATAACCCTCGGATACGAGACCCTCACCGTTTTGAACTTATAAAGACATCGCTAAGGAAACTTGGTTGGGTTTTGCCTATGTATGTGACCGAAGAAGGAGAGATCCTTTCAGGTCACCAACGGTTAGACGCCGCTAAGGAACTCGGAGCGCAGAAAGCACCCGTGGTGATTCTTTATGGTTTGGATCTTGAAAGACGGCGAGGTGCGAACATCGTTTTCAATCGGGCTACAAATGACATGCACAAGAACGACTCTGGGGAAAGCCTCGCTGAAAGGTTCCCCATGTCTGTTGTTAAAGAGATGGTCAATGACTTACCTGACATTCTCCCGACATCAGATGCGTTCTTCCCTTGCATGGACATGACTGTTGAAGACACTCGGGAAATGATGGGTAAGAACATCCGAACTTTTCTTTCTCATGCAATTCGACAATCTGAGAGTTTGTATCACTGGGCTAAAACATCGATCCCAATCATTGTCGCAGGGAAGTCCCGTGTTGTTAACGGCATCGGCCGGTTGCAGCACGCTTCTGAAGTTGGCATATCCGATGTCCAGGTGATTCGGGTAGGGAAAGAGAAGGGTGAGGCAGTCAGCATCTTCTTAAACCAACTGTCGATGGACTTCGATCTAGAAGACAAGTATGCGGACGTCCTTCGCTACAACTCATTTCGACGAGCGTCCAACCGGCAAGAGTTTCTGATGCCCACAATGTGTTGTGACCTGATCACGGCGATGTCCAAGTCAGGCAAAACACAAAGAGCGGCCTCAACTTTTAATCCTGAGAACGAGAAACATGTCCGAGCATGGAAGAAATGGTATGGAGAAACTGTTTTGGATTTTGGCGCTGGGCTTCTCGACAAGTCTCTCGTGATGAGAGATGTGATGAATGTCGATTGCGTAGCCTTCGAACCTTTTTATACGGGTGGGAAGGACTCAGGATTCGACATTGAGGCGGCAAGATACATCACGGATGTTTTTTTGGAGCGTGTATCGAGTGGAACTGAGTTCGATTCGATCTTTTTGGCCTCTGTGCTCAATTCTGTGCCTTTTTCTACCGATAGGCGACGCATAGTAACGCTTGTAAGCGCTTTATCGACCCCAGGGACAGTGGTTTATGCGGGGGCTATCTCACGTTCGTCAGATCGCTATTTAGCGGCCACAGGAGCAAAAGACAATATTTCTAACCATGAAACACAGTTTGATTCGTCTTTTTCGGCTGGATATGAAGAAGGGGTCATTGTTGCTGACTTAATGAAGCATCCGAAGGCTCAAAAGTACTTTACTGTCGATGAATGGAAAGAATTATGGGGTCAAGGGTTCTCTCATGTTGAGGCTTACACATACAAACCAAACCAATTAGTTCAAGCAGTAGCCAGAGATGCCTTACCAATCAATCCGATCGAATTACGAGAAGCAATTGAGTTCGAATTTGATCTCCCATTTCCAAACGACACACTTAATAGAGTTGATGAGGCGCTTGATGCCTTCTCAGCCAGACTACAGATGGCGATCTAGGATAAGAATATGCCTTACCGAATAACAGAAAATCACCCGAAGTGCTCAGGGTATGCCGTTGTCAAAAAAGACGGCAGTCGTTTAATGGGCTGCCACAAGACAAAGAAGAAAGCACAAGCACAACTAACTGCACTCAACTTGAATGAAGGCGGTTCAGGGTATAAAGGCGAAGTAGTGTTTGGCCCTAGCGGTCGAATAATTCTTCAAGATCTCAATGTCGCTCTGTCTAGCAATTTCAAAGAGATGCAAAAGAACCGACCAATGTCGAACTTCGTGCAGAACGTCGAAGAATACCGCCCGTGGATTGTTGACCTTCTGAAGAATGAGCATGTGGTTCTAGTAACAGCACGCTCAGTCGCTTACGAAGACATGACTCTTGAAAGAATTAAAAGCCAAACTGGTTGGATGCCAGACGACTGGTGCTTCAATCCCTGGGAAGATCCAGGTGGCAAAGGCGCATTGAGGGCGCACCGTGCGAAAGCCAAATATTTGAAGGAAGTAATTTTCCCGAAATATGGTGATGACCCTTCGATGTATTTTGCTATTGAGTCAAACAAGTACACTCGGTCGATGTACAAAGCGAACGGCATTGAGTGTCGTGACGCTAACCGTGACGATTCGCTGCCTTGGAAGACTTTATTGCCGTAGGCTTTAACGTATGACAAAGGGGTTCACGTTAGAGGGGTATGACGCTAAAGGCATCATACGGAATGCCGATCGGGTTGCAAAATATTTTGCAGAACATTCAATTCTTTGTTTCAAAGATGCGGGCTTGTCTGAAACAGAATTGTTAGATGTGATGAGAGCCTTGGGGCAGGCCGCCAATTTTGACGCTGCGTCTATCTATAGAGAAACACATGAGCAGATAGATGGGAACGTGGTTTGGCATACAGAGAATCCACACTGGCCTACTAAAGAATACTCTGATCCTCCACAGACAGTGGGGGGCTGGTCGATGCCACATAAAACCTGTCTCAAATCTGAAGGCCGTGGAGGGTTTATCAATTTTGCAGATATGTATGACGCACTCCCACCGCTTCTCAAATACTTTGCAGTCACAGAGCCCGTCTTTCTTGAAACGGCTGGGGAGTGTGAATGGTTAGAAGAGGAGGGTGTCCAAGTTTGTTTAAGAGAAGCGACAGAAGACGACAACATTAGACCCCTGGCTTTACCCCATCCCGTGACTGGCAGAATGACGCTAAGACTGTCTCCAAACTTTGGGATCGGTTTATTGGATCAATCTCTGCAACATTTAGCGATGCGGCTAAAACGCTTTATAAATGAATATGTGGAAGATCCCGCTAACCAATTTTGGTGGGATTGGGAAGAAGGCGATTTTGTTTTAGTGGATCTCCACTATATGTGCCACACGGTGTCTCCGTTCCCTGAAGGATCAAGAACTATGGTGGGGATCTTCGGTTGGTACCAAAATTAGCGTAAACTCTTCCTATGCGGGACGAAGTGGTTCAAGAGGGGCCTTGGGAGTTTGACGAGGGGGTAGCAGAAGTGTTTGAAAACATGCTGGAACGCAGTATTCCAGATTATGAAAAGATGCGTATCTCATCGTGCGCTATCGCAATTCCTGCTTTGGCTTCTGGCAAAGAATCAGATGTCAATCATGTTTTAGATGTTGGTTGTTCAAATGGGTTAGCGCTTCGTCGGCTTGATCGTTATGCAGAGTCAGAGGGACACACAATTCATCGTTTAGTGGGTATGGATATTTCTAAACCCATGTTAAAAAAAGCAGAAGAAGATTGTGATAATAACCGTTATTATTTTCTAAACCACGATCTAAGAACACATTTTCCTTTTCCTAATGAGTCCTTTGACGTTGTTATGTGCGTACTAACACTCCAGTTTTTGCCTATTATCCATCGCTTGCGTGTTATGGATGAAATAAGCAGAGTCTTAAAACCTGGTGGTCGTCTTGTGTTTGTTGAGAAAGTCTTAGGGGAGTCTCAGTTAGATCAAGACATGGTTGACATATACTATGACCACAAGAGGGAAATGGGCTACACGGAAGAACAAATAGAACGCAAGCGTTTAAGTCTAGAAGGTGTCATGGTGCCAATTACTGCTAAATGGAACGAAGAGTTGTTGGTCAAGGCCGACTTTCACACAATCGATTCTTTTTGGCGCTGGATGAACTTTGCTGGATGGGTGGCAGTAAAGTGAAAGACCCAGCGCAACTAAGACCAAAAGGCCCGCTTCACTTGCCTAAAGAGAAGCGTGAAACTTTATTGAAATTGATTTCAGCAGGGAACTACCAACGCACTGCTTGTAGAGCAGCAGGTGTCTCTGAGTGGACATTCCACGATTGGAAGAGAAAAGGGGAGCAGGCTCGTGAAGACAAAGAAAATGGGATTGCTCTTACCGAAGCCCAAGAAGAGTTACTTTGGTTCGTTGATGAACTTGACGAAGCCCGAGCAAAAGCCGAAGCAGCACTGGTTGCCCGTTGGTATACAGAAGCAGCAGATGGCGATTGGCGAGCGGCTGAAAGGTTCCTGGCAAAAGCGTTCCCAGAAAGATGGGCAGACCCTGCAACTCGTTTGGAAGTTACAGGCGCACGAGGTGGGCCAGTAGCGCAACTTTCTGCTCACATGCACGTTCTCACAGAAGCCGATGGGGACAAGCAACGCAAAGTATTAGAGGCTTTAGTGGAATCAGGAGATTTACCGCAAGACGTATTGGAGGCGTGGGATGGAGAAGACGAACGAGACGAGGGACAAGTTATCGACGCTAATGTCGTGGAAGAAACCGTGCAACATATACCTGCCGCACAACCCTCATCCGAAGCAACAAGCCTTTCTGACGTGGACGACGACTAGAGAAGCATTATTTGGGGGTGCCGCAGGTGGTGGAAAATCAGACACGCTTCTACTTGCCGCTCTTCAATACGCATGTGTCCCTGGGTACTCTGCTCTATTACTCAGGCAGACGTTCCCTCAGTTATCTGGTCCAGATGGGTTCATCGATAGAACCACAGAGTGGCTAAACGAAACTGGCGCTTCTTACAACGTAACCAATAAGAGGTGGACGTTCCCATCTGGGGCCACGCTCACGTTAGGTCATTGTGAACGTGATGAGGACAGGTACAACTTCCAGTCATTTGCTTATCAGTTCGTGGGGGCTGACGAATTGACACAGTGGGGGACAGACAGAGTTTATTTATATGTTGGCTTTTCTCGTGTGCGTAAACCTAACCCTGATCCGGCACTTAAAGCGTGCCCTGATTGCGGCATGACAGTTGCAGATGTCCCATTAAGAGTTAGGGCTGCCACGAACCCTGGAGGTAGAGGCAACGATTGGGTTTACGAACGGTTTGTTTTGAATAACACTGCTGACCGAAAGTTTATGCCCGCAAGAATTTCAGATAACCCTTCATTGGATAGAGAAGCATATGTAGACAGTTTGCAAGAGTTGGATGCGGTAGAGAGAGCACGTTTGCTGGACGGCAACTGGGAGGTCACAGAAAAAGGAGGCATGTTTGAAACTGAATGGTTTGACATGGTTACCGATGTCCCAGAAGTTGATGCAATGAAGAAAGTCAGGTTTTGGGATTTAGCCGCAACAGCAGATGCTAAAGGTAAAGATCCTGACTGGACAGTTGGTGCGCTAGTCGGCATATCCGATGGGAGGTATTACGTTTTAGATATACAGAGATTGCGTGGGACCCCAGCAGATGTTGAACGGCGCATTCTTATGACAGCACAACAAGACGATTCCAAAACAGATATTTGGATGGAGCAGGAACCAGGAGCAAGCGGCGTGAACACTATTGATTACTATGCACGCAATGTTCTTGTCGGTTATCCCTTTAAGGGGGTTCGGTCTTCAGGGAGCAAAGAAGAAAGAGCCCGTGTGTTCTCTACAGCCTGTGAAATGGGTAACGTAAAACTATTGAGGGGAAGATGGACGAAAGACTTAATTGATGAATGTGTGCAATTCCCTAAAGGCTCTCACGACGATCAAGTTGATGCAGTTTCAGGAGCCATTAACCATTTGTCAAAGAAAAGAGCAAAAGTGAGATTGATTTTATGAATCCGTATGAGATGCAAAGACGGATGGCTAAAGCCTGTGCGTTAGCAGACAAAGCAGAACAATTGGGTTTCTTGGCAGATGAGTTAGCAGTCGAACACCCTAAAGGAAGAGAGACTCTAGCCAAGATGTGTGGCGTCAAACCACCTTCGTCGGAGACATGGGGAATGGCTGTGGATCTTTTGGCGAAACGAACAAAGTATCAAGGCACAGGCGGTTTAGATGACCCTAAGTTCATTCAACGGCTTGGGGCTATGGCTGTAAGGATTACAGAAACTCTTGACCGCAATAACTTGGATAGTGACGAAGCAGAAAATTTAACCAAGACAGAAAAGCGGTTAGTCGCAAAACTGTCCAAGGCCGACACCGATGATACGACTTTTGACCTTGGACAGAAGTTTTTAGAAATGCGGGAAACCCACAGACTTTCTAAAAGCGAAAATAATTCTTAAGTATTTCTCGTTCTATTGAGTCGGACAGTCTCTGCCCTTGGTAGTCCGAGTACACTTGTTTACGACTGAATAATCGTCGAACAAAGCGTAACAACATTGATTTATCACCTCCTAAAACCACTATTAACCAAGCATCTAAACTACAAGTTTGGAACGGATAGAGACACTAAAAAAGGTGTGAATTCGGTTACACCATGATGAACACTTATCATCAGGAACGAATTTGGTCGCCTGCTCAGTGTGAAGAGGCTATGCGGTTAGCCAATAAAAATGGGTTTCGTCCTGGGGTTTTATCTGCGGCAAACAATCTCCCTGAAGGTGTATTCCCAGACATTAGAAAATGTATGAATTCGAGGATTACTTATAAAACGGGACCAGATTTAGTTCAGAGTGTTTATGACTATGTAGTCAGAATAAACCAATGGGGGTTCGAGTTGCTTGACGAACCTCCGCAGTTAGAAATTTTGGCTTACAAAGGCGAAGGTCATTTTATGAGACATACCGACTGGGGAGGTATGAACTCTAAAAGAAAGATATCTGTTTCGGTTCAGTTGTCTGATCCAAAAAATTATGAAGGATGCGATCTTCTTCTTTACGATGGTCCGTTCGGGGAAGTAGAGGCTAGTAAAGAAAAAGGTGTCGCTATTGCTTTCCCGTCGTGGACTCTGCATGAGGTGACACCTCTGACGTCTGGGGAACGGGTAGTTGCTGTGGCATGGTTCCTGGGGCCTCAGTCTTATCGCTAGCCCTTTCAATTAAGAACGGGTCATCGTCATCGAAATGCCCCCCGCCTGCTTTATCTACACCCACTCCCTCTAATGGCCTGTTCTGGCCAACTGGGTTGTAAAAAAGTGGTTCTTTAGCCCAAATGGGAGAGTGTCTAATTACTTTTGCGTAATCATCGTGAACGTCATTCAACCATATTGGGGGAGTCCACATATTTGCCCATTCAGGTTCGGAGACATCAGGTTGAGTCTGACCGTCTGTTCCTGATCCGAAAGCAACTAGGTAAGCGTGTCGTTCACCTTCTGTGACTGTCGTGAGTTCGTGCATCCCCATAAAGTTTGCGGGGAACATGACTACATCTCCCGCATCCATATCAATGTCTACGTCGTAGTAAGGGAAGCGTAGAACTCCGCCTTTGTAGTCTCGCCCGCATTGGCTTAGGTTGGCGCTGATCGAAATTGTTTGTCGTGTCGGGAACTCTGACATAGGTAAATAGCGCTGCCCACCACGTGTACGGTAGTTACTGTCGCAATCTGCGTGAGGGCCCAGAAAGCCAGTAGTCACATACTTCATAAAGTGTCCACGTGTACGCCACCAGAGACAATTGACTACATACGGGTATTTATCTATGTAATTAAGTACACATTTGTAAATAGTGTCTTCCCAGTCTCGAAAGATTTTGGCAAATTCTGGTGGTGTTGGGTCGTGCCCTTCCATACCTTCAGCGTTAATACAGTACAAAACCCTGATAGGTGAGGTTTCAATTTGTTCAGGTGTGAATTTGTTGTTGTCTTCGTTTAATGCGTAAGGGTTGCCGTCTTCATCTTCGAAGTATCTCCAACGGTTTTTGTGTGCTATTTCAGCCTGCTCGTTGATCCAAACTTCGAGGTCATCCCAGCGGCTCATGTCTAAAGCACGATGATAGTTAGAGATGCCGCCTAGATAGTGGGTAACGTCGTAATCGAGTAGTTCTTTAGCGACTTCTTCAGTTATCTCGGGTGTTGTACCTCGATAAAAACTGGTATCAATTCCCCCTGGAGGCTCGTATCTTTGTTGGTCACTATCAGCCCAACTATTTTTCCCAGCCCCTGGCTTCTGCGATTTGTCCTCTGGTGAGCGCATCGTCCCAGTTTAACCCACGTCCGCCAGAACTAGCCCTGGCAGATGG